TTTAAGATCATCACGGAAAAAGAACTGAAACTATAATGGCGACCCTATTCGACGATATACTTGTTCGCGGTGTTCGATCAGGACAAATCCCTGCGAGATCACAAGAAGCAAGAGATTGGTTTCGTGACAAAGCACGAGAGACCAGATCTGCGGCAGCATATCCTGCTAATCTATTGAAGGATGGGCAGAAGGTTGGTGAAGTTAAGGTGGGTCATATGTATCACTTTAGATATGATCCAAAAGGAAAGGGAACTCTCCCTTACTACGATACATTTCCTTTGATCTTTATGGTTGGTCCTGCCAAGAAGGGGTTCTATGGAATCAATCTGCACTACTTGCCACCGAAACTTCGTGCTGTACTAATGGACAACTTATATACCATTGTAAGCAATAAACGTTATGATCAGAACACGAAACTGCAACTATCATACGGTGTTCTAAAGGGTGCGTCTAAATATAAGTATTTCAAACCGACTTTCAAGCACTATCTTAACGAGCATGTCAACTCACAGTTTCTAAAGATCGATTCTGCTGAGTGGGACATTGCGCTGTTCCTTCACACAGAACGTTTCGAGAAAGCGAATAAGAGTCGGGTATTTGCTGATAGTAGGAAAGCAATCTAATGCCGTTTAATGTACAAACACTATCGTCGTCTCTCAATAAAAGCGGTCTTGCGAAAGTCTCGCATTTTGAGGTACAGATCACAGGTAAAGGTAACAGTGCTCTTGAAGAAAGCATGATGGCACGTATTGATACAGTTGATCTTCCCGGGCGGTCTCTGATGACAACAGAACACAAGTTCACCAACATAGGTCCACTAAACAAAGTACCTTACGGTGGGGTAACATACGGTGACCTCACCATGTCCATCATAATGTCTGAAGATATGCGTGAGAAAGAATATTTTGAAAACTGGCAAAACAGCATGGTGGACACTGGTGCTTTTGAAGTCAACGGTACGGCACAGGACTTTGCAGGACGTGCTACGCTTTCTAAATTTGGAACCAAGTACTTTGATGACTACTATGGCACAGTTACTATTCGACAATATGGATCGGCAGGTGATCTCAAATCAATTCATACATTGAACGAGGCATATCCAATCATCATCAACCCAATATCAATGAGTTGGGCAGATGAACAGTTTGCTAAGTTATCTGTAACGTTTGCATACAGGAACTATAGAACAACGTTCTTCAAAACAGATCAACCCGGTCTTGGCAAAGGATTCTCATTCCGAATTGGAACCGATGGATCTCTGGCAGGTTCGCTACGACTTCCGGGGATTGGTGATATTGCGGCAGTGACTAAAGGAGACTTCAAGGGAGTCACTGCTAAGATAAATGGATTGGGAGCAATCAAAGCAGTACAATCTGGAATCCAGAACAAAGTAGCACAAATTCGTAAATTTTTCTAAGTGAGGTTTTATCATGGCACTACCCAGTTTATCCACCCCTGAGTTTCATTGTGAGATTCCATCGACGGGACAACCAATAGTATATCGTCCATTCCTTGTCAAGGAGGAAAAGATTCTTCTTATGGCATTGGAGGGAAATGATCAGACCGAAATTACACGCTCGATCATTAAACTCCTCAAGAACTGTATTCTGACAGAAGGAGTAGATGTAAGCAACTTGGCAACGTTTGATGTGGAATACCTTTTCCTAAAATTGAGAGGTAAGTCTGTTGGCGAGGTTATTGACTTAAAGATCGGGCATGCTGAAAGTGAATGTACGCATCGCTCCGACGTATCAATCAACCTAGACGATATCGAGATTCAAGGTGAGGTCTCTGATGGTAAGATAATGCTGACAGATACCGTTGGTGTTAAAATGCATTATCCGAATATCGACAGCACAATCGGTGTGAATACAGATAGTGCCGATTCGATGTTTGGATTGGTAACCGATTGCATCGAGTACATCTACGATGAGACCGAGGTCTACAGCGAATTTACTAAACAAGAATTGCAAGATTGGGTTGAAGGACTGAACCAAGCGCAGTTCAAAAAGATCACTGAATTTTTCCAAAATATGCCCTCACTATATCATGAGGTTAAATGGACTTGTCAGAAATGTGGAGAGAGTGATACGGTGAGATTGGAGGGGTTGCAAAGTTTTTTTACGTGAGCATGATACATAACTCTCTTGCGAATATGTATCAACTGAACTTTGCGATGATGCAACACCATAAATATAGTTTAACTGAACTTGAAAATATGATCCCATTTGAACGGGATATCTATGTGACTTTGTTAAGGAACTTCCTTGAAGAACAAGAAGAAAAACAAAAACAACAGAGGTAAAGTCATATGGCAGAGGAAAAGGGATACCATCCCGCAGATACGAATGGTGATGGAGTTGTTACTGAAGAAGAAAGAGAGATGTACCTTGAGTTCAAACGAAAGGAACTGGAAGATCAAGACAATCAGCGGGATGCTATTCGTAAGATGGCATGGTTCTCGCTCTTTGGGTTGTTGCTCTACCCATTTGGAATCTTCCTCACTTCGGCATTTGGATTGGACACTGCGGCAAATTTGATTGCTGATATCGCGCCCACTTACTTTGCCTCGATTGCCGTCCTGGTGTCAGCATTCTTCGCAAGCGATGCGGTATCAAATAAAGGTAAAAAGAAAGAGTAATAAGATATGGCAGATTTACCCACCATCAACGCGATAGAAGAACTGAAAGCATCCTCTAAGGATGACCGTCAGCGTCTTCAAAAATCTCTAAGGGCAGGGTTACTCAATGTAACCAAGTCGATAGACAACCTTAGTGCATTGATGGCACAGAGTCTAGGCATTCAACAAGCGGCACTAGATGCAGATGCTCGCGCTCGTCAAGCGGCATATGAAGCACAACTAGAAGCATCCCGTAAGGCAGAATCAGCAACACCTGCCGATACTGCCGCAGGTGCAACGAGTGAAGATGGTGGGTTTGGTCTGCTTGGCATTGGTGCCATTATTGCAGGTGTCGGTGCGGCACTAGCAGCGGCAGCAACAGGTTTTGCATTAGAACTCAGCAAAACACTGAACTCGATATTCTTCAAAAAGAGTAGTCCATTTATCAAATCACTAGATAAAGGATTCAAATTCTTAACTGAAGGATTGGGTAAGTGGTTTGATGATATTGCTAAAGCATTTCAGTCGATGCTTAGAAAAGCACGATTCAAAGCAAATAAGAACTTCGGTAATTTCCTTCGCCCTATTGAAAGGTTCTTTGCTCGTTTTGGGCAAGGCAAGATCGGATCTATTCTCAAGAATATGACAGTCAAACCTTTGACAGATGCATTTGAGATGATGAAAAGTCTGTTCTCACAATTCAAAGGTCTGCTTAGTGTTACCGACGATGCCGCAAAGGGTGCAGGTATCATTAGTAGGTTCTTGGGATCATTCCGCACTGTATTCTCTGGTATTCAACCACTGATCAAAATTGCAGGTACAATCGGAAGGATCGCAGGTAAGTTGTTTGTGCCTCTCACATTCTTCATGGGTATGTGGGAGACGGTCAGTGGATTTCTTACAGGATTCCAAGAGACCCAAGGTGATTTAGTTGACAAGATAATCGGTGGTTTGCAAGGCGGGGTTGATGCATTGATAAACTTCTTGGTTGCAGAACCTCTGAACCTACTCAAGAGTATCGTCAGTTGGGGACTTGAAAAATTAGGTTTTGATAATGCTTCTGAGGCATTAGATTCATTCGACTTTATGACAGATGTATTCAAACCATTAACTGATCGTATATTCGGTGTAGTCAAAGGTGTGAAGGACTTCTTGGTTGGACTGTTCACGTGGGATGTCTCCCTCATGGGCGAGGGTGCTGAAACAATCACTTCATTCATTTTGGATGTCGTTGGTGCGCCATACAATCTCCTCATGAAAGGCATTGGTTGGTTACTTGAGAAATTCGGTTTTGAAGAAATCGGATCGATGATGGGCGAGTTTGATTTTGCAACAGTCGTCAAAGATTTATTGGCAATGCCATACAATGCACTCAAGGGTGTTGGTAGTAAGGTTGCAGAGTTCTTTGGATTCGGTGATGATGAAGAAGAAAAGGAACTCAAGGAGGCGCAAGAAAAAGCACTTGCTGAACGAAAGAAAGCACAAGAAGAACGCGATAAAAAGATGCGTGATCGCGTTAAAGAAAGTCAGAAATTATTTAAGACGGATCAACTGACTCCAGAAGAAGCAAAGAAACGTGGACTCATTGACTTTGCAGATCAAGATGATCTGAATGACTACATCGAACAAAATCGAATGAAAGATCAAGTGCTTAGACCTACACTAAGTACTGGCGCAGAGGTTGACGTTCGCTCCAGAGAAGTTGCGAGTGGAACTGCGCCAGTAGTCAATGTGACCGCACCATCAACCACTGTAACAAATAACACTCAGTCCAGTCAAAATATGACTACAGTAGCAAGTGCCTCTCCTTGGAGACAGAGACCTACTCCTAGATATGGAGCACAACTCGGATACGCGGGAATACGCGCATAAAAAAAGGGGGACATTGCGTCCCCCTTGCTACATTGGCATTGTAGATTAGTCGTTTGCCAACTGCTCAAAGAATGACAAATCGTCGTCATCTTCTGCCGTAGAAGCAAGTGCCTTTGGAAGTGCTTCCTTTGGAGTCGGAGCAGGAGTTACATCCTCAACATCCTCATAAGCAGGACGTGGAGTAACAGCATTACCCAACACCTTGTCGAGTTTCTGCTTTAGTTCGTCGTATGACTTGAACTTATCTGGCGATACCAGTTCTTGTAGCGAGTAGAGAGACTCGTACACTTTCTCAAGTGCCTCGTCATCACCATCAAGTAGTTCACTCGGAGCATCGAACTCAGACTTATCGTAGTTACGATACCCTTCTACATTACGAATCTTCAACTTGAACTCTGCACCTTCCCAAAAGTCAAATGGGTTTACTGGTGATTCATCTTCAAACTCTGGTTGCATGAGATCGTTGATCTTGTCCCAGATCTTCTTACCGAACTGATAGAGGAAGACCTTACCTTCGTTTGCAGGATTAGCAGGGTCTTTGACGACCAAAATATTAGAGTAATACTTCAATCGACGCTTCTGCTTACGTGCTTGCTCTTTGCCCGCGTCAGTGCCGTTGTTCCATAGTTCAGAGTTGTACTCTGACACAGGATCTTTCTGACCGATAGTAGTCAAAGAGTTTTCGATGTACCACCCACCGGGACCTTGGAACCCATGATCGAATAGACGCACCCAAGGCAAGTCTTCGCCTTTAGGTTCTGGTAAGAAACGAATAACGGCATAACCGTTACCTGCTTTGTCTACCGTTGGTTTCCAGATACGCTCATCGGGACCGTTGGACTGCTGTCCTTCGCCAGAGGAGAGTTTCGCGGTTTCTTGGAGGAGTTTGTCAAGCGATGCGTTGCGTGACTTTTTGAGGGATGCAAATGATGTTGCCATATCGTGTTTCCTTATATTGCGTTGTATGTTTCGTGTCCACTTTTTTCATAATGTAAGTCTTTATATTACACCAATTTGGGGATGGTGTCAACCCTTTTTTATTTATATCAACCAGATTCTCTTTCAAATCTTTCTCTCGTTTTGTTCTGAGCAATCGCATATGCCCAGTTGATCTCTAATTCTTTGATGCGAGTCTTCAGTTCTCGGTTCTCCTTCTTGAGTTCGCTTAGTTGATTCTGCATGTCAAATAGTTCGCAGTTAAGGTTTTTTCTTAGTTCTCTGAACATACGACTCCTTATGTCTCCAAGATTATTCAATGCTTCTTTAATCATGAGAATGTCTCCAATACTGCTTGCTTCAACTTGTCACGTGAAGCATTAGTGAAATGGTATAGGAACGGACGGTACTTGTGTATTAGTTCAACGAGTTCTGCTAATATCAGATCATCCTGCCTAGACCAATGTTTGGTAAAGTGACACAGATCGTCAAGTATTACCAACGTCTCAAGCGACACCTTACCTCTCTGATATAGTCGGAATGCTAATGGGTGCTTTCCATCCTTTATCACAAATAGGTGATTAAAATCTGACTCCTTATCATGTATATGTGATAGTTCTTCTTTGAAGTTATATGTCAGCGATTCTATATGCTTTCGCCATTTTTTGAAAGTGATTTCGTTTCTGGGGGTGAGTAGTTCTCCTATCCATGTGTCGCCTTTGGTGAAGTTGGCAACGAGGTATTTTATAAAATCATCACGCTTGAACTTACGCGATGCCTTCTCAAAAAAATATTTATCTCTCCTTGCCTCGTAGGTTGTGCTTTTAACGCTTGTTTTCCCGCCATAGGTAAAAAAATTATAGTGCTTCTGCTTGAAGTGACTGTTCACTGCAAGGTAGGTTTTGTAACACTCAAATCCACTCATAGTCTCGCTCATATCGGTAGGCGGTTTGGTTTCTCCAGAAAGTTGAGTTCCTGTGCTTCGTATCGGAGTTTCTCTTTGATGACTCCATTGCACAGTTTTGCCGCGACTTCTATTTCCATTTCGTTCTTCTCACACCACCAGACGATGGCATCCATATAGGATAGACGCTTGTCCTTCACAGTCTCCTCTATGAGTAGAGAAAACTTCTGTGTCGTCATCAAATCAAGCATCAATTCCACCTATAGAATATATGGTCTTCAATCTCAATAGTCTTCTCCTTCACTTTGTTCCATGATGGGTTTACGTAGTCTGCGTGATAGAAGGTTGCACCTTCAGTAATATCAATCATTATATCTCGATTCTGTATGTATGTCAAGATTAAATTCCTGACTTTGTTGAAGGTTTCGTAGTCGTAGATCTTATCAGACTTACCGTCACAGTACCATGAGAACTGGCAACGATTTCTGACAGGATGCCCGTTCTTGTAAGTGACTGCTTCAAGGACTACTTCTTTGATGGTGTTCGGAAATCTAGGATCTCTGACACGATTCATAGTGACCATTGCCACTGCTAGTTGACCTGCTACTCCTTGGTTACGTGCCTCAAAGTAAACGTTTTGTGCCAACCAAGTAATTTCCTCTTCTGAGTACTCATGCGTTGGCACATGGTTTGCTTCTAAAGATTTAGTAAACGGCACCGATAAAAGAAGGAATGCTATAAGTGTTTTCACGATCTTGCTCCTTATAAGACCTAACCATTATAGCATAATGTGGATAAATGTCAAGTAATTTATTTATAAATATAGTGTACAACCATAAGTTGTGTTCCCGACAAAAGGATATCAAACAATGAATATCTTGCGTAACGTTGTTATCGCATTACTTTTTGTCATGGGTTCGTCATTAGTGTGGGGTGCAGATCCCATCGTAACTGATTCGACTAGCACCAGTAGTGTTACGACTACTGGTAAAACAGAGACAACAGTAAAGTCTCCACCACCATCTGCAATTAGTCCATCTATAAACGCGAGTAACTCCGATCTATGTACGGTGGGAGTAAGCGGAGCAGTCCAGACTCAGATTCTTGGTATATCTGGGGGATCGACTGTGCGCGACTTGAACTGTGAAAGACTGAAGTTGTCTAAGACGCTGTATGATATGGGAATGAAGGTAGCGGCAGTATCTGTCATGTGCGGAGATCCTCGTGTGTTCTCTGCTATGGAAATGGCAGGGACACCATGTCCGTTTGATGGAAAGATTGGACCTGAGGCAAAGAAACTATGGGAAGAATATCCCGAGTTGAAACCTACCGAAATAGCACAGGAAGAAAGGCGAAATGACTCTCTTAAAGGTTGGGGT